GGGACCAGAGATGGTGCTTCGACGTTCAAGGTGCAGGATTCCGCTGACGGTGTCACGTTTGTTGATCGCATAACATTCGCCAGCGTCTCGGCTTCTGCAACTGTCGGCAGCAAAGTTGCCGTCACGGGTTCGGTCGATCGTTATGTCCGAGCCTTGCATGACCCCGGAGTATTTACCGGGTCCGTCACATACACACTGGCGTTTGCCCGTAAATAAGGAGTAAAAAAAAATGGCATTTATTCATGGTAAGAAGTCACTGTTCAAGATTGACAACAGCGCCGGAGCACTCATTGACATTTCTGCTTTCTGCGAAGAAGTCAGCCTGTCACGAGATATCGAAACCGCTGAAGTCACCACTTTTGGTAGTGGCACAAAGGCATACATCACGGGACTTTCTGACGGTACTGTCAGTATTTCAGGTAAGTTCGATTCAGTTAACGCTTCAGCAGTGGATCCAGTTTTGACGGGGATCCTTGGTCAAGATGCGACTGTTTCATGGGCATACCGTGTCAACAGTGCTTCAGTGAGTTCCACCAATCCTGAGTACCAAGGTGAAGCAATCCTCACTTCGTATGAGGTTTCCGGTGCTGTCGGAGATGCCGTGACTTTCTCGGCTGAACTGCAATGCACAGGTGCTATCACTCGGGCCACTGCTTAATCTAAGATAGACAGGAAGTCCTAATCGTGGGTCAAGCACCCCCTATGGAAAAGAGAAAAAAAGTGTCCCTACGCGAAAAGATCCTTGCAGCAGATGACATTGCATCAGAGATGGTTGAAGTTCCCGAGTGGGATGTCACCGTTGAGGTGCGAGGAATGAACGGTGCAGATCGTTCACGCATTCTGGAAACTGCTGCATCAAGTGAGGATGGCAAGATTGGTATCGGCACTATGTACGTCGAGACCGTGATTGCCAGCACCTACGACCCAGAAACGGGTCTGCGGGTATTTACCGACGCTGATCGTGATGATCTTATGTCCAAGAGTGCTTCTGCTATTGATCGTCTCGCGACGATTGGTATGCGGTTGTCTGCGATGGATGGTAAGGCGGCTGATGACGCGAAGGTCACGTTTCCTGAAAAACCCGCATCGTAGGTTCCTGTTCGAATTAGCAGAAAAGTTAGGTCGAACAGTAGGTGAATTGCTTTATGGGTCAACTTCTCATAGGCCGATCACTTCGTCCGAGTTGACGCAGTGGTCGGCTCTGTGGGAATTGAGGGCTTACGAAATGGAGCAAGCGTCCAAGAAACGTAGATAGGTTGGAGGTGTCGGCATGGCTGTTGTTAGCACTGTTGAGGCGCGATATGTAGCCGACACTTCCGCCTATGTCCGTGGTTTGCAACAGGCAACTCAAGCAACCAACAAGTTGGCTAATGCCATACCAATGGTTGAAATTGCTAACCGCAGTGCAACAGTTTCTGGTTTAGCACTTGGTGCCGCAGTCGGTACATTAGGTGCTCAGGTTTTCGCAAAGGCAACTGGCGCGGTAATGAAATACGCGCAACAAGGTATTGCTGCGGCTAAACAGTACGAGCAAACTGTTATTTCCATTGAAGGTATTTTTGCTGGTACTGGAATGGAAATAGAAGAGGCTGCTGCCAAAACCCAGACTTATCTTGGTGAGTTGCGTGACTTTGCGGCGAGGACTCCGTTCGAGTTACCTCAAACTCTTGACGCGGTCAAGCGTCTTCTCTCTATTGGTTACGCGGCTGATGATGTCAAAGATCGAATGTTGCCTGCCATCGGTGACATCGTTTCCGCATTAGGTCAGCCACCTGCTGCGATTAGTGCCATTGTTTATGCCTTTGGTCAGATGAAGTCTGCCGGTCGTGTCATGTCACAAGACTTAATGCAGATCGGTAATGCTCTTCCGGGCTTCAATGCCAAGATGGCTCTTGCTACCGAGTTGTTCGATGGCGACATGATGGCCTTAACCAAGGCGACAGAATCAGGTTCTTTGGATTCCGTCAAGGCTATTGACACACTCATTACTGCCATGACTAAATTTGGTGGTGCCGCTGGGGCAATGGATAGGCAATCCAAAACACTCGCCGGAACATTGTCTACTTTCAACGACACGGTAAACAATGCTCTTATTGATGGTTTGATGCCGAGTCTTCCTGTTCTCAGCGACACTTTAAATCAAGTTATGCCTGCTGTCGAGGCATTGGCGACATCGTTTGCTCAGGCTCTTGGTCCCGCTTTGATTGATGGTGCCGATGTTTTGGGTCAGTTGGCTCCTACGTTATCGGCTTTACTTCCTCCTGTTATTGATTTGGCTTCGCAACTTCTTGTTTTTAGTGATGTTATTGTCGCGCTTTCTCCTGTATTAGAATTGATGGCTGACAGTATGGGTGCTGTTGCTAATGTTTTGAAAATGCTTCCTGACCCTATTTTTGCTGGCATTGCAGCGCTCATCGTTTTCCGAATGGCGATGAAGAAACTACAAATCGATAGCACTGTTGCTGCTACTGGTGTGCTCGGTGCTTTCTTGCGAATGAAAGCGTCTGCCATAAGCACCAGTATTGAAATTCGTTCTGCTTTCGCTTTTGCCGGTCTTTCTTTGAAGGCTTTTAGTATGGCTGGAATGACGATGGCTGCCACTTTCCGCGCCGCAATGGTTTCAATAAAAATTGCGGCAAGAAGCATGATGGCTTCGCTTGGCCCTGTTGGTATAGCAATTGCTATAGCAACTGTTGCAATGGAATTCTTTATGAATTCGTCTAAAGACACTACTCACATTGTGGATGCTTTAAAAGATAGTGTTGATGAAACAACCGATTCTTTCGGTAGGTTGTCTGCTTCTGTTGCTGCTGAGAATTTCCGTGCAGACTTGTCGCCTGAGGGTTTGAAGGATCTTTCAGAGGCAGGGATTTCTGTTGCAGAAATTTCTTCTGCTGCACTTGCAGGGGGTGATGCTGCAGAACAAATGAAAGTAAAACTTTACGAGTTGAGTCTTACAAAAGCGGCCCTTGTCGGTTTCGCGGATACTTTCATGGATGTTGCAACTTCCGCTGTTACGGCGCAAAAACAAATTGCCGTTGAAACTGCTGCCACTGCTGATGCTGCTGTAGTTGCCGCCGAAATGCATGCGCGTGCAGGTGAATTAACACAGCACACAAACAAGGTTACTGCTCAAGAAACAGTTAATGCTCGAAACAAAATGACGGCTGCAGAGAGGGCTGCCGCAGATTTTGTTGTTAAGGCAGAGGCCGCAATGGAGCGGGCTCGTCTAAAAGGTAAAGGCGCTATTGAGGCTGTCAATTCTGCTTTACAAAATCTTAGTAAGGCTTTGGAGTCTGAAGCAACTTACGACAATGCGCGTAAGGGTATTAATGATTTAAATAAAGAATTGGCTGAAGGCAAGAAAAATATCAAAGGTTATTCTGACGAGGCTATGACTAATCGTGCCGCTATTCGTGATGCGGCACAAGGTTACATTGAATACGCGAACAATCTTACAGATCCTATTGAAAAACAAAAGGCTTTAGAAGAGGGACAAGAAAAAATTCGTAAATCCTTGAAGAAGGCTGGGATTAAGGCTAAAGATACCGACATTTTTCAAATTTTTAAAGAACAGACTGAGCAATCAGGTAAGACTGTTGATGAGTTTGCTGGTCAAAGATTAGCCGCTTTAAGTTATGGTAATCAAGTTGGTGTCAATTTCATTGACGGAATAATTAAAGAATTAGAAGCCGGTAAAAAAGAAATTGAAACCACTGCTACCGAAGTTGGTGCAACACTTCCTGCAGCGGCTAATGCTGCGATTGATGCTTCGTCACCTTCAAAAGAAGCAATGAAGGTCGCCAAAAACTTTATTGACGGTTTAACTATTGGTTTAAATAACGGTAAGAAGAGTGCTGGGGGTGCTGCGGCAACTGTTGGATCTTCTCTGCTGTCTGGTATTAAAACAGCGCTGACAAGTGGTAGCGATATTTCTAGTGTTCTTTCAAACGTGTTTGGTTCAATGCCTTCTATGCCTACCCCACTGGAATCGGCTTTGGGTAAAGATGGTGCCGAGAAGTTTTTGAAGAAGCATGAAAAAGAATTACTTGTTTTGCAAAAGGCTTTCGCTGATGTTGATGTGATTGTAAATACTATTCGTAGTGCTAACAGTGCTCTTTCTGAGGTTGGTGCGGCTTCCAAGCAAATATCTGGAACTTACAAAGATGGGATTGTTTCTGCACCTTCAGCAATCATGAATGCTCTTGGTGGTGAGGGTGATCTTTCTTCCGCTATTTCTATGTTGGATCAGTTGGCGGCTTCAGCCAATACCGCTCTGGACGCTTTGATTTCTATTTCTTCTGGTAAGGAAAGGAAACAACTCAGGGGTAGAAAGAATGATCTTAGAGGTTATTTAGATGGTATGAGGGATGAGATTGCGGGTTACATGATTCGCCGTGATCAGATTACTTCTGAACTAAGTGCTTTAGAAGATACTTACAGTAAAAAACTTGATGAAATAAACGAGCATTACGATGGTCTTGATAAGGCTGCAGGTATTGCTGTCTCAGGTATTGAGAGTAAATTTAATGGAATTATCCCCGGTCTTAAGTCAGCATTAGATGCTGCGAATCAAGCATTTGATAAAGAGAATGCTGTTCTTGAAAAATTGATTAGTGAGCGTGACGGTTTCCTTAAGCGTGTGGGAGATGGTTTAAAATCTTTCGCAAATGATTTGAGTAGTACAAATAAATCTGTCCGTACAATCGTCAAGAACATTGGTAACGGGATAACGATCACAACGCAGGAAGAGGTTGTAGAACCGGGTTCTTTCCGTGCTTCTCTTGAGAGTCGTCTGGCAACTGTTAGAGAATTTACTTCTAACATACAGAATCTTTTGGCTCGCGGTTTGGATCCTTCACTGGTTCAGGATTTCATTTCGGCAGGTGTTGGTTCGGCTGGTGGGACGGTTGCTGCTCTGGCTGCTGGTTCGTCTGAGGATCTTGCTGCGATAAATGCTTTGCAGTCTAGTTTGGCTTCTGAGATTTCATCGTTCCAGCAGTCTACTTCGGCACAGTATTTTGATTTGGGTATTGCTCAACAGGAGGCTGTTGTTGGGCCTTTGCGTGCGGCTGCTGCTAACGCTCAGGCCGCGTTGGCTTTGGCTGAGGAAGCAAGAACCACTGAATTAAATGCTGCTCTGGCTCATCAGCAAAAATTGAAGGATGATCGTGATAAGGCTATAGCAGATGAGAATGCTGCCTACAAGACTCAAAGGGACGTTTTGACGGCTGAGGCTGTTCTCATTGATGCTGAATTAAGTAAGCGTGCCGCTGCCGTTCAAAAGTATTTCACTGACTTGATGGATCCTGTCACTGGTGTTCCAGCGGACATGTTCAAGTTAGGTAAGCAAGCGGTCAACGGAATCATCAACGGTATGAAGGATAGAGAGAAAGCCTTAATAGCCTACGCTACTGAATTAGGTAACGTCATTAGAAATACTTTAAGGGATTCCTTGCAGGTTTCTAGCCCCTCGAAGGTTACTCGTACCATTGGTGAACAGATTGCTCAGGGTCTTGTTGATGGGATGAGGGCGAGTGAGGATTCTGTTGCTAGGGCTGCAGATAGTCTTGCGAATCAAGTCATGTTGCCTTTGGAGACACCGAATTTTTCTGGTGTTTCGGCTGCCCCATCAGTAAGTGTGAATGGTGGACCCAGTGCCGGTTTCCGGGCAAGCGTTGTAAACAATTACACGGTGAACGTGCAATCACTGGCTGGAGATAAACGCCAGATTGGCCGTGAAGTTGTTGAGGCTATTAAAGCATTTGAGAAGTCTTCTGGTCCTGTGTATCAGCAGGTGAGTGTGTAATGGCTGGTTTTGATCCACGCACCTTTTATGAAGGCACACAACTTTATGAGTCCGGCGGCTTGTATGACGGTTGGGATTATCGGGGTGAGAATCCGGGACCGTGGTATGTGGAGTTGGGTGCGGATTTGTCTGCTAATGGTATTGGTGATTGGTTTACTTTAGATGATCCTGTTAAGGGTGAATTGAATAACATAGTTTATTTGTTGACGGGTGATTTGTTTGTTGATATTACTCGTTACGTTCGTAGTTTAAGTGTGAAGCGTGGAAGGTCACGTTTTCTGGAGAAGTTTATTACGGGGGCGTGTGAGATCGTTCTTGATAACAGGAACAGATTGTTTGATCCTACTTTGACAGGTGCTCCTTTTACTGGACAAATTATTCCCCGTAAACCTTTAAGAATTTTTTATGATACGTTCCCTGTTTTTACGGGTAACGTGCAGGACTGGGATTTTGATTACTCTGTTAAGGACGCTACTGCTACCGTCAAATGTTTGGATGCTTTTTCTACTTTGGCTACGCAAACGGTTCCTGCTCAAACTATGACTACTCAGTTGACTGGTGCAAGAGTGAATTATGTTTTAGATCAGGTTGGTTTCCCTGCGGAATTGCGTAGCGTTGAGTCGGGTACGGCTTCTGTTGCGGCAGATACTGTGGGAGACAGTGTTAATGCTTTAGCCTATTTGCAAAAAATAGAGGTAAGTCAAAACGGTTTATTTTTTATGTCTGCTGATGGTTTGATCACGTTTGAGGATTCTTTCACTGGAACACCAACCCCGGTTGAGGTTGGTGATGGGGGTGTGCCTATTAGCGATTTAGATGTGGTTTTTGGGGCTGAAGAATTAACTAACAGGGTCACAGTAAATTATTATTCTGGATCTGTTCAAACTTCTCTGATCATTGATTCTACGCCTAGTCAAGATAAATATGGCTTGTTTGATACCTCAGTGGACACATTATTGAGTGGTTCTGTTTCGGCAAGTGCCTTGGGTGTTCTTCTCGTGAATCGGTATGAAGAACCTCAGTATAGGATTGATTCAGCGGTTTTTAATGTTGCGGGTTTGGATACTTCTGGGCAAAACCAAATTCTGTCGCTGGAGTTAGGTGATCAAATTTTATTAAAGTTTCGCCCTTTAGGTGTTGGTGAGACTATTGAACGTAATGTTCTCGTGGATGCGATTGACCATTCTGCGGCACCTAAGACGCACACGGTATCGTTGGCTTTGACTGACCTCGGGATTTAATGATGATAGATTGGAGTTGGAGTGCCTAACTTTACGGCAAATACTACGTTGTCTGCTGCCGCTTTAAACACGGCTTTTAATCAGGCAGATGTAAACGTACAAACATCAACCACTTATACGCTTTTGTTGGCGGATCAAGGGAAACTAATTTCTTTGGATAATGCAAGCGCGGTGACTTTAAGTATTCCTCTTAACTCTTCAGCCGCTTTTCCAACTAATACGGTGATTGGATTGCTGAATAAGGGTGCTGGATTAGTAACTGTTACTCCTATATCCGGGGTTACTTTGAATCCTGCCGTGAGGGTTCTTGCACAGAATGAAGCGGCATCTTTAATCAAAACTGACACGAATACTTGGTATTTTGTTCAAGGTGGTGGCCTCCCAAAAGCAATAGTCTCGTCTAGCACAGCCGCTTCAGTTACAGCGGTGACGGTAGGCGGGCTGCCCGCGAAGGTTTACAAGTTTACTGGTACAGGTTCAATCACTTTATCAAAGGCTGGTCTTGTGGATGTGATTGCTCAAGGGCCGGGTGGTATAGGTTCATTCGGTTCCGGTGGTGCCGGGGGTTTTATCGAGAAATCAAACGTGTTTGTTGCTGCTGGTTCTAACGCTGTTTACATTGGTGCGGGTGGAAGCGTTTCGCTGGCTCAAGGGACTGCGGAGTCATCGCACTTTAATGGAATTGCTGCAACGGGTGGAGGATCTGGGGCGCAATACACGGACAGGCAACCGTCAGGTGGGGCTTGCGGTGGAGGCTCTGGCCCATTCGCTTCCGCTAACTCGGGCGTAGGCGCAAGGTTCCAAGGTCTTATTGTTGTTTCGGCTGGCGTGACTCGCGGCGGTAACGGTGCAGGCGTGAACGGTGGCGGGGGTGGTGGCGTGAACGGTGACGGTTCTGGCGGTACGGGCGGCGCTGGCACTACCCCGGACGCGACTTGGGGTTCACCCGGAACTTTAGGTCGTGGTGGAGGTGGTGCTTCTATGACGGCTAATACTGGTAACGGTGGCAACTTGGGTGCAAATGGTAATAGCGGAATAATTTTGATAAGGGTGATGGACTAATGGCTCATTTTGCAAAAGTTATTGACGGAATCGTTGAGTCGGTTATTGCGCTCGATAACAAAGACTGCGGGGGTGGGGACTTCCCTGATTCTGAGCCTATCGGCAACGAGTTTCTTAACGATAACGGGTTTACTGGCGAGTGGTTGCAATGCTCGTATTCAAACTCTTTTAGATATTGGATGCCTGCCCCCGGCTACACATGGAACGGTGAAGCCTTTGTTTGCCAATCACCGGGCAACGGTTGGACTCTTGACGAGGAAACGTGGCAGTGGGTTTCTGGTTCAGGCTCTCGGATACCAAGTTAAGGACGGTACAATTACATTATGGCTTCTACATATCCCGGCACGGTTGATAACCTAACTAATCCAACAGCGGTCGATCCGTTATCTAGTCCTGCTCATGCGGGGCAACACACTAACGCTAATGATGCGATTGAGGCCATAGAAACAACTCTTGGGGTGAATCCTCAAGGGGCTTATGCAACTGTCGCTGCTCGCATGGCGGTCGTTGATAGTGCTGCCGCTTCAGCCGCCGTATCCGCTTCTGCCGCTGCCGTTTCTGCTTCAGCCGCTTTAGTCAGCCAACTGGATGCGGCACAGTCATCTAGTGACGCTCAGGAATGGGCAATCAAACTTGTTGATCCGGTGTCGGGTTCGGATTATTCAGCAAAATTTAACGCTAACCTTGCGGCTACTTCGGCTTCTCTCGCGGCTAGTCTTTACGATCAATTTGATGACAGGTTCTTGGGAGCAAAATCGGTGCCTCCCACCGTCGACAACGACGGAGATCCTCTGGTTGCTGGGCAATTGTATTTTGACACCGTTTATGTCGCTATGAAAGTTTACACGGGTTCAGCGTGGATAGATGCCGCTACTTCTCTTTACTCGTGGACTGGTCCGGTGACTATTGCTGCTTCTGGTTCCGTTACTGCGTTGCGTGTAACGCAAACGGGTACGGGTGATGCTCTGCTTATTGAGGATTCGGCTAACCCTGATGCGACACCGTTTGTGGTGGATGCAAGCGGCAATGTTGGTATTGGTGAGAGTAGTCCTTCAGAGAAATTTCAAGTTTCAGGAAATATTAAAACTACAGCAGATGTGAATTCAGTAATGTTGGTCGGTAGGTATAGCGCAGGAGTTCCCGGCTCATACATTGATGCGTACTCACCATCAACGTATTTGGCTTTCCAAGTTCAAGCCTCAGAACGTATGCGTATCACTTCCGCTGGCAATGTTGGTCTGGGCGTACAAGCGCCAACACAAACGATTCACGCTTACACGGCTGTGACAGGCGGCTCCCCCGCCGCTTCAGGATCGGGAAATGATCCGAACGCTACTGCTCGTTTCCAAATGTCGAGCGTTGCGCTAGATGTTGGCACGACTGCTGCTGGTGGGGCATGGCTTCAATCCAGACAGTTCAATAACTACGCCACCAATTTCCCTCTGCTTCTAAATCCGAATGGCGGCAATGTCGGTGTAGGTACAACGACACCGGGTTACAAATTGGATGTTAACGGTACAGTTAATGCGTCAGCCGTGTTTGTTAATGGCGCTCCTGTTAGTGCCGGTGGTGGCGCTGGTTTGCAGGATGTTTTCTTTTTAATGGGCGCTTGACAATTACTAACTGAAAGGCTCAAAATGGCAACGGCATACAAATATTCACAGGTACAAGGAACAGCAAGCACTGGCACTTACGCCACGTTGTACACCACCCCTGTAGCAACTCAAGCAGTGATCTCTTCACTCGTTATGACCAACCAGTCTTCGTCTGCGGTTACGGTACGGATTGGTATGGACACTACGGCTGGTACACCGGGTGCTAGTGAGTTCCTTGTGTATGACGCTGCTATCGCTGGTAACGATACGGTTGCACTTACACTGGGTATTACTATGCCTGCAAGCAATTTTATTCGTGTGGCCTCGTCAGCAAGTACTTGTAACTTTACTGCGTTCCTATCAGAGATTTCGTAACTATGGCAATAAACAGTTTCAAGAGGGCAGGTTTAGCAAACACTAATACTGCTCAAATAATAAACGCAAACTTTTCTGAC